CTTCGGTAACCAACGCAATTGCCTATGTTGTTGACGATCCTATGGCTGCATTCAAAGTAGCAGTTGCCTATGCTAACGGCACAGTTACAACTGTTCAAGAGAACGCAGTTGGTACAAACATGTCCTACTATGTAGGTACAGGTTCTACAACTACTGGTGACAGTGGTGCTTGGGTTACTGCTGCTAGCGGTAACAGTACATCAACCTTACCTTGGCGTGTTATCGCTGTGGTGCCTGATACTAACGTTACTTCCACAACTTTCTGTGAAGTTATCGTTAAGATCAACACACAACAGTATAACAACCCAACTGGTATTACTTTAGCTTAATAGGAGCGTTTAAATGGCTATTTCTCGTGCACAACTACTAAAAGAGTTGCTCCCAGGCCTGAACGCTTTGTTCGGACTTGAGTATGCAAAATATGGTGAAGAACATAAAGAGATCTATGAAACAGAGACCTCTGAGCGTTCCTTCGAAGAAGAAACTAAACTGTCTGGCTTTAGCGCCGCTCCAGTCAAAAACGAAGGCTCTGCCATCGCTTATGACAACGGTCAAGAAGCATGGACTGCTCGTTACAACCATGAAACAATCGCAATGGGCTTCAGCTTAACTGAAGAAGCTATCGAAGATAACTTGTATGACTCTTTGTCAGCTCGTTATACTAAGGCATTGGCTCGTTCTATGGCTTATACCAAGCAAGTTAAGGCTGCTGCAGTATTGAACAACGGCTTCACATCCGGTTATAACGGTGGTGACGGTCAACCTTTGTTCTCTAGTGCTCACCCATTAGTTTCTGGCGGTACAAACAGCAACATCCCATCCACTCCAGCTGACTTAAACGAGACTTCTTTGGAAGCCGCCGTTATTCAAATCAGCTTGTGGACAGATGAGCGTTCACTCTTGATCGCTGCTAAGCCACGTAAATTGGTTGTTCCACCTGCATTACAGTTCGTTGCAACTCGCTTGCTAGAGACTGAATTGCGTGTTGGTACAAACGACAATGACATCAACGCATTGAAGAACAATGGTTCGATTCCAGAAGGTTACGCAATTAACCACTTCTTGACCGACACAAACGCATGGTTCTTGACAACTGATGTTCCAAACGGCATGAAGCACTTCGAGCGTGTTCCTCTCCAGAACTCTATGGACGGCGATTTCGATACTGGTAACGTTCGTTACAAGTCTCGTGAGCGTTATTCATTCGGCTGGTCTGATCCACTCGGAATGTACGGTTCTGCAGGCGCTTAATAAGCACCTCTAGTACAGGAAGCCCCGCTCAAAAAGCGGGGTTTTTCTTTGGGGTTTTCCCTTGCAAATATATTTATTTGTAGTAATATCCTAATAGACCGGGTAAACCGGCTTTCCAGACTGTCCCGGCAGATGCGTACACAACTGGCTAGCTGATCTTTGTACGAAGGACAATTTATTATGACAACAGCAACAACCTCAGCCGTATGGCGTTCAACAGGTGGCGATCAAACTCGCACCGCAGCAGCTGGCTCAATGAGAATGGCAGTGCCTTTCTATGTAGCTAATGCAGCAGCATCAGCAAACGTAGTGGTATCTTCAAGCCTACAAAACAACACAGTTATTCTACCAGCAAACGCAGTAGTAACTAGCATTATTATTAATACAACTGGCACAGGAACAATCGACATGGGCTTTACCCCATTATCTGGCGTAGGTCCTGGTCAAAATACCATAACTGGCACACCAGTTCCAACAGGATTGTTTGTAGCTAAATCTATTGCTGCTCGCTCTTCTACTGGTACTGCTGGTACAGGCGCAGGCAATAGCGTAGGCGCTGTAGCTAACACAACAAACTTGGTTGTGATTACTTCTGCTGCCAACGGTTCCGCATCTGGTAGTTGCTCTGGTTGGATTGAGTACTTTGTTGCTGACTCTAGCGTACAGGCAGTGTAATTAATCTTACGGGTTAGGGTTTTCCCTAGCCCACTTAAATCTTTAGGAGATTAATTATGACAATGCAATATGACGTAAGAGGCTCGCACCTTAGCGGTTCTGGCTTTATGTTTGTTGGGCGTACTCGTTTAAAAAACATAGTTTACCAAGGCAATGGTACTGCCGGTGGTATTGATGTATTTGATACTGCTATAGCGCCAGTTACTACTGGAACTTATGGTCGTTCTGGAACTACCGTTACTGTAACGCAAACTGCCCACGGTTTAACATCAGGTCAAGAAGTTGGAATTACTTTTGCCGCTGTTTCCGCTGTTTCTGCTACTGCTGGTAATTATATTATTACTGTTACAGGCCCTAATACCTTTACAATTACCGATATTAACTCCGGAACAATTGCTACTGGAACGGCTTGCAATTATGTTTCAAATACCAACCCTAATCCAAATGCTAGCACCAATAGATGGATGACTAGTTATAATACTGGTACTGCAGTTCAACCATTCCAAGTATTATTTCAAGGTGAGGGTATGCTAGCAACTAATGGTATTTATGTAGTGGTATCAAACATTACGTATCAAACAGTTCAGTATGGCTAAGAAAAAAAGTGTCTCGCTTGCAGTTGGGCGTGGTGAAAAGTTGCCTGTATCTAAGGGCGCTGGGCTTACCGCCAAGGGTCGTGCTAAGTATAATGCGGCTACTGGCTCTCATTTAAAAGCACCACAGCCTCAAGGCGGAGCAAGAAAGAAGTCGTTCTGTGCAAGGATGTCTGGAATGCCCGGTCCGATGAAAGATGAAAAAGGTCGTCCTACTCGTAAGGCGGCTAGCTTGAAAAGATGGAATTGCAAATGAATGATATTGACCCAATTTCAACAGCTAGGGAGCTAGCTACGCACGCTAACGATATTGAGCATTTACAGGCAGATATGGATAAGATGGTTAATGAGATGAAGGAGATCAAAGAAGCCATCCAAGCTATCCAAAAAACTCTTGCTGAAGCTCATGGCGGTTGGCGATTATTGCTCGGTGTAGGCGGAGCAGCAGCTTTAATTGGCGCTATTATGGCTAATTTGTTTCAAGGATTTTGGAGTAAATAATGCCTAGCAAAAGTAAAGCTCAGCATAATTTAATGGAAGCTGTAGCTCATAGCAAAAAGTTTGCTAAGAAAGTTGGTATACCGCAAAGTGTAGGAAAAGATTTTGCGGAAGCTGATAAGGGTAGGAAGTTTGGTTTAGGCGGTAATGTTAATATAACCCGTGGCGGTCAGGGAATGATTAACAAGCAGGAAACTCGGCGTGGAAGTACTTTGGGATATCAAAAAAGTGCCCCAAATACTAATTTAAACAAATTTGTAGGTAAAAAGGAAGGTGGCATTATGAAATACGATAAGACTCCTAAAGCAGGATCAATGTCTAAAGAAGTAGAAGCTGGTTCAAACAAGCTTTTAAAATTTGGTGAAAGCGCTGTACAAAAGCGTGGTCATACTAAAGGCAAGAACCTTGGCGATACAGGCCCAATCAAAGGCATTATGAGTGGCGCTAAGAAAATGGCTAAAGGTGGTACGGCATCTGCACGTGCTGACGGTTGTGCTGAGCGTGGCAAAACCAAAGGCACACAAGTAATGATGAAAAAAGGCGGTAAGTGCTAATCATGCCTTATACAGAAACCGGTAAGGAAAAGCAAAAGCGAGAAGCCTATGAGAAAGCCAATAAAGAACGTGGCATTCGTCAAGAAGCAGAACGTGATTACAAAATGTTTGGTACAACTGAGCAGAATATCCCCAATGTCAATCCAATGGGCGACGTTGTTACTCCAAACGCAACTGGCATGAAAAAAGGCGGAAAAGTTATGGAACACAAACATCATATGGAGCACGTTAAGAAACACTCTGCTGGTCATAAGCACGAGCAAGAGAAGGTTTCTACACACTCTGCTGGTCACAAAATGCATCACGAGCATGTCAAAAAGATGTGTTACGGTGGTAAGACAAAATGAGACCGTCTCGTGGCATGGGGGATATTAACCCCTCTAAAATGGGAAAGCCAAAGATTAAAGCTCGCCGTGATGATACAGACTTCACAGAATACGCTAAAGGCGGCGAGGTTTGGAATAAGCCACGCCCTAAAGGTTTAGGTAAACCTAAGGCGCTGACACCAGAAAAGAAAGCTAAAGCCAAAGCAATGGCTAAAGCAGCTGGCAGGCCTTACCCAAATTTAGTCGATAACATCAGAGCAGCGAGGAAAAAATAATGGCAACTAAAAACTGGATTGCTGGAGCTATTAAGAAGCCAGGAGCATTACGCAAAGAACTGGGCGTTAAAGAAGGAAAGACTATTCCTGCTAAGAAGCTAGCTGCGGCGGCTAAAAAGCCAGGAAAGATTGGTCAACGTGCTCGTTTGGCTGAGACTTTAAAAGGAATGAAAAAGAAATGAAATTCTCATTTAGCGCATTATTCTCTTTATTTAAAAAGCCTGAGCTAGAGATTTCTTTTGACCCAAAGGAAACAGCTCCTTGGCCTTTCCCTGTTCCTGCAGAAAAGCGTCCACAGGTAAAAAAGGCTACTACTCGTACAGCTAAAAAGCCTGCAGTTAAGAAAGCTGTTGCTAAAAAAGCTACAACTGTTGCTAAAAAGAAAACAAAAAAGGCTGACTAATGTCTACTTTTGCTTATATACATTGCAAACCAGATGGAACTCCCTTTTATGTAGGTAAAGGAGTATTGCGTCGTGCAAAGTATTTAGGCGAGCGTAATCCATATCATAAAGCAGTAGTTACTAAATATGGAAAAGAAAACATTCTTATTGGAAAGCTAGAATGCTCTTCAGACGATATTGCATTTGAGCTGGAAAAAGGACTAATTAAGTGTCTAAAAGATTCTGGACTAAAGCTGACTAATTTTACTGATGGTGGAGAAGGTGGAGTTAATCCAATTCCTGAAACACGTCAACGATTATCTGAGGCTGCCAAAAAACGTGGTGTTTCTAAAGCATGTCAAGAAGCTAAAGTTAAAGCTTTAAAAGGAAAAAGTTTATCTAATGAACATAAAGAAAAACTTAAAAAAGCTCAAACTGGTAAAATATTTACTGAAGAACACCGCAAGAATATAAGTATTTCAGCAAAAAAACGGGGCATGGAAGCAGCTCGCATAGGATTAGCATTAAAACGTTTAAATTTAAAGGAAAATAAAGCATGAGTACTAGTGGCACTAATTCCTTTAATTTGGATGTAAACGATATAATTGAAGAAAGTTTTGAGAGGTGTGGTAAAGAGCTTCGCACAGGATATGATCTACGCACCGCTGCTAGATCTTTAAACCTATTGACCATTGAATGGGCAAATAAAGGTATTAATCTTTGGACAGTAGAGCAAAAGCAGTTTGTAATGAATTCTGGTCAGGCTATCTACGCACTTCCTGTAGATACAATTGACATTTTGGATGCCGTAACACGCCAATATAACGGCTACACAACCAATCAAATTGATATTAATTTAAGCAGAATTTCTGAGTCTACATACATAACCATTCCAAACAAGAATGCTACTGGTCGCCCAATTCAAATGTATGTAAACCGTCAGTCTGGGAATATTGCTTCCATTCCGCAAACTACATTAGCCACAACAGGAACCACACCTGTGGTATCTGCTACGGATACAACGATTACTTTAGTTGATGCCTCCGGTCTTCCAACTCAAGGCTTTATTAATATTGATGATGAAACTATTGCATACCAAAATATTGTTGGAAATCAAATTGTTAATGCTTGGCGTGGTCAAAATGGCACAACTGCTGCAGCTCACAATGCTGGCGCCCAAGTATTTGTAAACCAACTGCCTTGTGTAAACGTTTGGCCTACACCAAATACACCTGGAAATCAGTACACTTTTGTTTACTACCGCTTACGCCGCATTCAAGATGCTGGATCTGGAATTAATACTCAAGATATTCCATTCCGCTTTATACCGGCTATGGTAGCTGGATTAGCCTATCACCTTAGCGTTAAGCTAGAGGGTGTAGATCCAAACAGAATTATTGGTTTAAAGCAGGCATATGACGAGACATTCCAATTGGCAGCAGATGAGGATAGAGAAAAGGCATCTTTAAGATTTGTACCGAGAAACCTTTATTACTATAACTAATCATGCCAAGTAAGTACTCGTCAGGTAAGTATGCAATCGCCGAATGTGATCGGTGTGCGCAGCGTTATAAGTTAAAGGAATTACGGATACAGACCTTAAAAACTAAGCCGTATCGGGTAAAGGTATGTAAAACTTGTTGGGATCCAGATCAGCCACAATTACAATTGGGCATGTATCCAGTAAACGATCCACAAGCAGTTTACGAGCCTCGTCCTGATGTTAGCTATTATCAGTCTGGAAATACAGGTTTATTGACTAATTTATATGATCCAAATGTCAATAATGCCGATGAGTATGGATATCCTTTGGATGGTAGTAGGCAGTTTCAATGGGGTTGGAACCCCGTAGGTGGAGCAAGTTACTTTGACCGTGCGCTTACTCCAAATAGCTTGATTCCAGTGATAACAGTAGGTACAGTTACGATACAAACAACATAGGGAGTGGTAAAATGGCAAAGAAGGAAATGAAAGAATCAAAGTCTGAAATGAAAAAAGAGATGGCTGCTGATAAAAAGCAAGACGTCGCTATGATTAAAAAGGCTTTTAAAGAGCACGACAAACAAGAGCATAAAGGTGGCCCAGGCACCAAAATTACCCTTAAAAAGGGTGGTGTAACAGGCAAAGAAATGAAGGCCGTTGGTCGCAACATGGCTCGTGTAATGAACCAAAAATCTTCAGGAAGAGGTCGTTAATATGGCTAAGAATGATTTTCCCAAAACTGAAACTAAGAATGAGTTTAAAGCATTAGGTCATGCACAAGATAATGGCCCTGCTAGCGAATACACTGGTTTCAAATATCCAGTAGGTGGCGGTAATGATATTGGCATTTACAAACAGCCAATGCCAAACCCGCATGCTGCAGCTAAAGATGTAACCGATATTTCTGGTAACCCAATGGATACTTTTAATATTGCAGTTGCTGGCACCAATAAAGGCAATTACAAAGGTACAAATCCAGCTGGCGTTGGAGTAATGCGTGGCTATGGCGCTGCTACTAAAGGTCGCAAAATTAGCGGAAAAATGGGCTAATAATGAATTATTACCAGCTGTTATCTGCAGTACAGGACTATACAGAAAACCAATTTCCAATAACTTACTTGGAGGATGGAACAACTGTATCTTCTGTACAACAGATTAACAGAATGATTGAACAAGCTGAGTTGCGTATTTATAACTCAGTTTTAATTCCATCATTAAGAAAGAATGTGACGGGTGTGCTTACTGCAGCCAATCCCTATTTGTCCTCCCCAAATGACTACCTGTCAACATTTTCTCTTGCTGTAATTGATTCAAGTGGCAACTATACTTACCTCTTAGATAAAGACGTTAACTTTATTCGTCAGTCTTACCCAAACCCAACATACCAAGGTACCCCCCGGTATTACGCTATTTTTGGCCCTCAATACTCTTATCCAAACGAGCTATCGTTTATTATTGGTCCAACACCAGACCAAAACTATAATGTAGAACTGCATTACTATTATTATCCAGTGTCTATTATCCAAAGCGTTGCAGCAACATTGGGAGCAATTACTAATCCAGGGTCTGGATATATTACTGGAATATACAACAATATTCCTGCGACTGGCGGTAGTGGAGATGGCCTTTTATTAAATATAACTACATCTGGCGGAATTGTAACAAGCGCATCTATTTCTTATGGCGGATCTGGATACAATCCAGGAGATGTTATTACAGCCACAATTGGAACCGCTGGAACAGGGTTTTCAACTACCGTTGCAACAGTTAATAATCCAACTGGAACTTCATGGATTGGAGACAATTTTGATACCGTTTTATTGTACGGAACGCTTGTTGAAGCGGCTACCTATATGAAGCAAGAGGCTGATTTGGTCGCCCTTTACACCAATAAATATCAAGAAGCAATGCAGCAGCTTAACCGTCTTGGAACAGGTCTTGAGCGTAGTGATGCTTACAGAAGTGGTCAAGCTAGAATTAAGGTTACTCAATAATGCCTATAGCACAAGGATCTTGCAATATATTTGGTCAAAACTTGCTCAATGGTAACGAGAACTTTACCACTGGCACTTACTATATTGCTCTATACAATGGAAACGCCAATTTGGGCGCTACAACTACGGCCTATACGACGGCAAATGAAGTGGTTGGAACAGGATATACGGCTGGCGGAAAGCCTCTAACTATTACCGTTACCCCTACCGTAAATAACCAGTACAACACGGCTTATATATCGTTTGCTAATGCTGTTTGGAACCCAGCTAGCTTTACGGCTAGGGGTGCCTTAGTATACAATTACAACACAAAAGCGGCTTGTTTTGTGATAAATTTTGGTTCAGACAAGACCTGTAGTAATAGTTTTACAGTGCAGTTCCCAGCAGCGACCAGTACGTCTGCTATTTTATCAATTAGTAGTTATACAAGCGCTAATATTATTAGTTCTGGTGATTAAGGAGTTTTTATGAGCAATGAAAAAGCAATATTTGGAGACAGCGTAGAAGCGACTGTTATCCGTGGCGCTGGTGCAACCGAATTGGTTGGCTTAGAAGGCGTTTACACAGCTGAGTGCTACGATGCACAAGGTAATTTAAAGTGGACAGATGTTATTGAGAACTTGACCACTAACGTAGGCCGTCAAAGCCTTTTGAATTCATACTTTGGTAACACCGGTGGTGGCGCTATTGTTATGGGTTTAATGGGTACAGGCTCTCCAGCTTATACAGATACACAAGCATCACATAGTGGTTGGTTAGAAGTTGGTGGCGCTAATGCTCCTACATACTCTGGTACACGTAAGACTCCAACATTTAGTGCTGCTACTTCAGCAAACCCATCCGTATTAACTACAAGTGCGGCTGTTGTGTTTAGTATGACTAGTTCTGGTACTGTTGCTGGTGCATTTATTAACGTGGGTGGTTCTGCTACTCAAGATAATACAACTGGCGTACTGTTCAGTGCTGGTGACTTTACTGGCGGCTCTAAAACAGTTTCTTCTGGCGATACTATTAACGTTACTTACACACTATCTGCTGCTGGTTAATAGGGAGCTTTAAATGGCTCTCGTTCTTAAAGATAGGGTTCTAGAAACCGCAACATCCCCCGGTACCGGTACAGTATCGTTGCAGGGGGCTGCCACTGGATATCAATCGTTTAGTTCTGCGATTGGTAATGGAAACACTTGCTACTACACTATTGCTGACCAGAGCGGTTCAAACTGGGAAGTGGGTATTGGCACGTATTCAACTTCAGGAAACACGCTTACTAGAACCACAGTACTATCTTCATCTAATGCTGGGTCTACAGTTAATTTCTCAATTGGTGTACAAAACGTATGGGTAGATTATCCATCTGAGAAGTCGGTTAATTTAGATGCTTCTGGAAACGTATCACCATTAGGCACGATTGCATCAGGCGTTTGGAACGGTACAGCAATTACTACTGCGTATGGCGGTACAGGTCTTACATCATTTACTTCTGGCGGTGCGGTATATGCAACTAGCACATCTGCTCTAACTACAGGAACTTTACCTGTTGCTTCTGGTGGTACAGGAACAACTACTTCTACTGGTTCTGGTTCAGTTGTTTTAAGCACAAGCCCAACACTTGTTACTCCCAATTTAGGAACACCGTCTTCATTAACGCTTACTAATGCTACTGGTCTTTCTTTAACCACTGGCGTAACTGGGACACTGCCTATTGCTAACGGTGGTACAAATACTACTGCTACGCCTACAGCTGGCGGTGTTGCTTATGGCACAGGCACTGCTTATGCAGTTACCACTGCAGGTACATCTGGTTATATTTTAACTTCTGGTGGCGCAAGCGCTCCTACATGGACATCTACTACTGGCTCTGGTTCTGTAGTATTAAACACATCACCAACTTTAGTTACACCAGCATTAGGCGTGGCAACAGCTACTAGCTTAAGCTCTGGTACTTTAACAGCAACAAATAGTACCTCTGCTACATCTACAACGGGCGCAATCTCTTACGGTACAAATAACTTTAGTGACGTTAACGTATTAGCTAACTTTACTACCAATCAGAATCAATACGCCCAAGTAACAGTACAAAACACTAACAGTGGAAGTCAAGCGTCAGCTGAGTTTATTGCCTATAACAATAACGGAACAGCTTCAACTAACTTTGCTACGATGGGTATTAACTCATCTGGATACACAGGTACTGGCGCTATTAATGCTCCAAACTACGCTTACTTTATTTCTGGTAGCTCAGATATTGTTGTTGGAACCATTAGTGGAAATAGTATTCACTTTGTAACCAATAGTGCCGCTACAGACGCTATAACGATTAACTCAAACAATGCTGTAGCATTTAATGGTTCTTACGGCTCTTCGGGGCAAGTATTAACTTCTGGCGGCTCTTCAGGAACTCCCGCTTGGATTAACCAATCATCAATTGCGGCTGGCTCTGCAACTACAGCAGGTAGCGTCACTAATAGCGTAACTTTTAATAATGGCGGTGCTGGTTCTGTATCTGGCGCAACATTTAATGGTAGCTCTGCCCTTACTGTTTCTTATAATACTGTTGGCGCACCATCTACATCCGGTACTGGCGCTTCTGGGACTTGGAGCATTAACGTCACAGGTAGTGCTGGCTCTGCAACAACAGCAACCACAGCAACAAACTTAGCTGGCGGTGCAGCTAGTCAGATTCCATATCAAACAGGCTCAGGTGCTACAGCATTTATTGCTAATGGTACAAGCGGACAAGTATTAACTTCTAATGGTGCATCTGCACCAACATGGCAGCCCGTATCAGTTTCTGTGGGGCCAATTAACCAAAACTTAACCACGGTATCATCTAACCAAACTATTCCAAGCGGTCAAAATGGATTCTCTGTTGGCCCAATGACAATCAATAGCGGTATAACTGTAACTGTAACAAGCGGTCAACGATGGGTGGTAATTTAATATGACAATTATTGTTAATGGCTCTAACACCCCTACGGCTGGTGCAGTAGGTTATGGTGATGGTACAAATTTAGCTTTTACATCTGCTGGCACTACAGGACAGTTTTTATCGTCTAATGGTTCATCTGCCCCATCTTGGGTAGGTGCACCAGCAAGTGCTATGACTTTAATAAGCACATTGACTGCTAGTAACTCGGCATCTTTAGTATGGACAGGACTTAGTGGGTACGATAAATATTTAGTAATTGCAGAAAATCTTTTGCCTGTTTCTCCAAGTGGTAAAAATTTAATTACTTTAGGTTATGGAGCAACACCTACATATATTACAAGTGGCTATTATTTTAATATTATTGGGGTGAATTCTGGTACTAGTATTGCTACAAGCAGTTCCGAAACCGCTATTTATTTTCAATATAGCGGAATGGGTTCTAATACAACTCAATACCAAGCAACTTGTTTAATAAGTGGATGTTCTTCTGGAATAAATAAAGGATACTTTGTTAATTCTTCTTGGAATGATTTAATTACCCCATCTTATGAACTTATTACAAAAATAGGTACATTAGTAAATACTAATGCTATTACAGCAATCAAAGTAACAAATAATATCGGAAATTTAGGTACTGGTTCAATATCTCTCTACGGCATCTCATCTTAATTAAGGAAACATCATGGCAGACTTAAACTCAGAAATCATTGCTTATTTAAGCGTAAACAATATCCCTTATACGGCTGGTGACTATCAAACTGGTCAGCCTGAAGGCGAACCAAATCAAATCCTATCTTGGAATACAGAAAAGCTAGGCGCAGAGCCTACTCAAGCTCAACTTGATGCCGCTTATCCTGTATGGGAAGGTCAGCAAATTCAAGCGCAAAACTCAGCTACAGCTAAACAGCTATTAACAGAAACAGATTGGACTGCGGTTGCTTCTGTTGCAGACCCAGCAGTATCTAATCCTTATTTAACTAATCAAGCTGATTTCTTATCTTACAGAAGTGCAGTAAGAGCTATTGGTGTAAATGCGCCAACAACACCAGCAACATTTCCTACTCAGCCAACTGCAACTTGGAGTAACTAATGTCCACCATAGCCGCTGGCACAACTACCACTACGGCTCTTGTCCAGACAGGAGATACGACTGGTAGTTTAGTTTTACAAACTGGAGCAACACCTACTACGGCTATGACTATTAGTTCTAGTCAAATAGTAAACTTTGCTAATGCTCCTACTATTGGTGGTTCTGCTTTTCCTAGTGGCGCAATGACTTTGATTAGTACGCAGACTGCGGCCGGAACAGCTTATTTACAATGGACAGGATTATCAGGGTATGATAAATATCAAATTGTTTTAAATAATATTTCTCATACAGCTTTTCATGTTTCTGCTGGTTTAATTTTACAAATTGGTACAGGAGCAACACCTACTTGGATTACATCAGGCTATCAATGGGTAGCCGTTTGTCATTTAACCAATGCTTCTACAAGCGTAAGTATATATAATAGTAATAGCGATACATCTTGGAGTATTGGAGCACAAGCATCTGGACAGCCTAGTGGTGGTACAGGGGCTGGTGTAATTGGGTCTTTACAAATTGCTGGGTGTAGCGGCTCTACATCATTAAGAAGTTTTAGTGGAATAGCGCAATCATATAATTCAAGCACACCTGTTTATGAACAAGATGTATCTACTGGTACATCTGCTAGTGCTACACCAATTACAGCTATTAGAATATCTTTTGCAGATACTTCTGTTGCTATTGGAACAGGCTCTGCTACTCTCTATGGCATCTCATCTTAATAGGTAAATCATGGCTACTACAATTAATGCCAGTAATGGCTCAACTAGCGGATTAATCCAAACTGGAGATGCTTCAGGAGTATTGGCTTTACAAACTAATAATGGTGTAACTGCTTTAACTTTAGGCTTATATCAAACAATTACTCCTACTAATGCTATTTTAGAAGCCGCCACAATTACTGCAGCAGCCCCAGCTTCAACACAAAACTTTGATTTGCTTACACAGCCAGTTCAATACTTCACAACAAGTGCGGCTAATAACTGGACAATTAATTTGCGTGGTAACTCTACTGTAGCTATGAATACTTTGTTATCAACAGGACAGTCTGTAACGATGGCAATACTGACTACTCAAGGTGCTACTGCTTATTACAATTCTACTGTTCAAGTTGACGGCACAACTACTGGTGTAACTACAAAATGGCAGGGTGGAGCACCTAGCGCAGGTAATGCTAGCGGTATTGATGTATATACATATACTATTATTAAAACGGCTTCTGCTACATTTACTGTATTAGCTTCTTTAACTCAGTTTAAATAATATGCCAACAATTATTACCAGAGGAGCTGCTTCTGCTAAAGCTTATGGCTTTGGTGGTGGCGCAGCTAAAGTTATTGGCTCTCAGTCCTATACAACTCCTGGAACTTATTCTTGGGTAGCTCCTGCTGGAGTTACTAAAGTTTCTGTAGTGGCTGTCGGAGGTGGCAGTCGTGGCGGCGGAGGTTTAGGTTATATTAATAATCGTGCAGTAACACCCGGAAATTCCTACGCCGTAGTTGTTGGTGGAACTAGCGGTTGCAGTTATTTTTGTTCTACCTCAGTAGTTAAAGGTGGCGGTGGCACTAACAGTAGTGGTGGAACATATACAGGTACAGGTGGTGGTAATGGAGGAGCTGGCGGTAATGGTGGTGGCGGTGCGGGTGGATATAGTGGCAATGGCGGAAACGGAGCAAATAGAGTTTGTTGTGCTGTAATCCCCGGATGTGCTGGTAGTGGTGGTAGTGGCGGCGGCGGTGCTTATTATTCTAACTGCATTGCTACTCGTTACAATGGTGGTGGTGGTGGTGGTGTTGGATTATTTGGGCAAGGTACCTCTGGTACTGGCGGCACAAATTTAGGAAGCAATAATGCTGGTGGCGGAGGTGGTGGTTCTGGTGGAACTGCTGGTACCGCAGGTTCTAATTCTAGTGGAAATGGTGGAAATGGGGGGTCTTATGGTGGTGGATATGGTGTTGGATGGGGCCCAAATGGTGTAGCATCCACAGGAGCTGTTCGTATAGTATGGCCTGGATGCGCTAGATTATTCCCATCTACTTGTGTAGGCACTCCATGAACCTATATATTCAAGTTGAAAATGGTAAACCCATAAATCACCCTGCTTTTGAGGATAATCTTATACAAGCGTTTGGTTCTATTCCTGCTAATTGGAAACCATTTAAACGTATTCCACAGCCTAGCCCAAATGCAGTTTGCACTTATACTCTTAGCCTAGATGGAAAAACTTGGCAAGATACTTGGACAATAACAGAAAGTTAAGGATAAATTGTGAGTGATGTAAATAAAGAATTACAAGCATTTTATTATTTTCCTTCTGCTGTTTATGCTATTGATAAACCTGAATTTTTAAAAGATGCAAAATTAGCTTGCGAATTAGCCATTGAAAAACAAAAAAAAGACCAGCCATTAGATGAAATTTATCCTGCTTATATGACAGGAAATTTATTTGATTACGATGGCATGGATAAATTTGCCGAGTTTGTAGGTCAAACTGCTTGGAATATTTTGTTTGAGCAAGGCTACAAAATGAACGAATTGAATACCCATTTTACAGAAATGTGGGCGCAAGAACACCACAAACATTCTTCAATGGAACAACACGTTCACAATTATGGCTCACAAATTGTAGGTTTTTATTTTGTTGATGTTCCAGAAAATAGTTCGAGGGCTATATTCCATGACCCTAGGGCAGGAAAAGTTCAAATTAATTTGCCCGAAGAAAATGTAGAAAATGCAACACCTGCAAGCAATATGATTAATTTTGAGCCAAAAGAAGGTTTATTGTTGTTTTCCAATGCTTGGTTGCCTCATTCATTTACTCGTCATTCTTCTGAAAAACCTATTCGTTTTATTCATTTTAATTTAGGGGTTCAACCTGCCCCAGCGCAAACAACTTGTAAGCCTGCGGAAGTAATATGAATAAATACCGCATCCGTTTTAACAAAAGCAGGGGTATGGATGGGCGTGGCTCAAAAGAACATGTATGGCGTGTTTTTGAAGGCGACAAAGAATATCTTTTTAAACACTTTAAAATTAACACCGTTTCTCAAAGCGAAAAAGAAGAAAGCTCTGAGGATTGGAACGTTGTGTGCTATGGTGTTATGACGATTGATAAAAAGACGTCTACTGCAACTATTAACGAGGCTTAAATGTTTGGATTAACCGCATTCGCTCAAGCGCCATTTAATGCTTTAGGTCAAACAACCTATGCGGTTAGCCTTTCTGAGTCTTTTACTGTAACGGATGCTACTAGCGTATCGGCAACCTTTAGAAGTGCAGTAACTGATTCATTTTCTATTGTTGATGGCGATAGCCCAGCATATAGCTTCTTTACTTTTGTTACAGACTCCTTTAGTTTGGCTGATGATGAACGGGGCGCTTGGTATGCCTACGATACAGTCAGCGAAACAACTACTTTAACCGATACTATTACATCTGCTTTTGCTGTAGGGCTATCTGTAAGTGAATCATTTTCATTAAGTGACACAGAATCAGCGCAGGCAAACTTTGCTGGTACAGCCGCAGAAAGCTTTACAACCACAGACTCACTATCTGCCCAAGCCAATTACGTACCATCAATATCTGAATCTTTTACGTTAACCGAGAGTGAAAGCGGCGCTTTAAATGCCTTTAACAGCGTTTCAGAAAGCACAACATTAACGGATACCCCAAATTTTAGTAGTAGCTATGCAGTATCTACAGCCGAAACAGCTACCATTTCTGATGCCGTTAGCTCTTTTGCTGGATTTGCTGGCACAACTGCCGAGACATTTACCATTTCTGATGCAGAGTCTGTGTACGCCCAGTTCTTGTCTAGCCTGCAAGAAAGCTTTAATATCTACGATGGTGGAGCGCAGAACTTTAATTACAATGTTGCACTTGCTGAATTGGCAGCATTTAACGATGCTACAAACTCTACCGCAAACTTTATTAGTACGACCGCTGAAGTCTTTACCCTAACAGATACCCCTACAGGGGCATGGAGTACCTACGCTACAACCGCAGAAACCATTACATTTACAGACGTAGAAACAGGGTTTAGGGGTTATATGGTGTCTATTTTAGAGACGGCTAACCTTACAGACGCTGAAGCGGGAATAATTGGGTTTAACCCAAGCGTATCTGAATCCCTTACATTAACTGATTTAGTTTCAAATACTACCAATTTTAGGCCTTCAGTAAGCGAATCCATGGTATTTTCAGATTTGCTAGCGGCCACTGGATGGTTTAAAATTAACGACAATCAGACCGCCTTATGGAATTCAATTAGCAATCCCCAAAACCCTGGATGGGGTGCCATTAATGACGGTCAAGATCCAGGATGGAAACAAATAGATGACGATCAATAAGGAGTATTAAATGTCTAATTACACAAGTTCGCTAGGTTTTGAACAGATTAATCCGGGAGACCAAGCGGGTTTGTGGGGTAATACTACCAATACTAACCTTTCTTTGATCGACCAAGCCATCTCTGGCGTAACCCCAATTAGTTTTGCGGGTCTTTCTGGATCCACTTATACCTTAACATTTTATAACGGTGCAGTGGATGAAGCCCGTTCTGCAGTGTTAAATATTACTGGTTCTGCTACAGGTGCAAATACCGTAGTAGTTCCTAACGTTCAAAAAACATATTTGGTTAGAAACAATACTGGACAAACAATTGTTTTCCAAACTGCTTCTCCAAGCGCAACTTATTCAGTTTTGTCTGGAAATAGCATTCTTATCTTCTGTGACGGTAACAATAATGTATACACAGGTATTCAATCTCCAAGCTCTGGCACTTTAACTGTATCTGGTGGCGGTACTGGTGTTACTACATTTACTGCAGGATTTGTTACCTCTCCTGGTGGCGCTTCAAATTTAACTACAACTTCTACCGTATCATTGTCTAGCCAAGTATCTGGCACATTACCAACATCAAATGGCGGTACTGGATCTTCATCTTTGACTTCTAATGCGCTTCTTATTGGCAATGGCACTGGAGCAATTGGAACATTGCTTGGAGGAACATCTGGTCAGGTTGCTACATGGAATGGTTCTCAGTGGACTGCGGCATCTCCATCTTCTGGAGTTTCTAGCGTTAGCGGATCTGGCAATATTAGCGTTAGTCCAACCACTGGAAGTCCTGTTGTTAGCATAAGTAGCTCACCATCGTTTACTAGTGTTTCAGCATCTTCTGGAATGACTATTGGGGGCGCTTCTGTATTAACTACAACTACTGGCGCCCAATTAAGTGGAGCAGCATTTACGGGTAATATAAGCGCTAGTTCTGGCAGTAATATTTATACAGGAACTTCTGGCAGTACTTCATATGGCGGTATATTTGGTAGCTCAGTACAGCTATACAACAGTTCAACGTCTATGTATAACAATGGCTCTGTATTTGGATTCCAAACATCTTCTGGAACTATTGTTAATATTAATAACACTAATGGTAGTTTTACAAACGTTTCAGGTTCGTATACTGCTTTTTCTGATTCACGTATTAAAGAAAATATTACTCCTGCCCGTTCATATTTAGCAGACCTACAAAAATTAAATGTTGTTAATTACAATTTAGTTGGTAGAACAGATAAATATCTTGGTTTAATTGCACAGGAAGTTCAAGCTGTTATGCCAGGTTTGGTCGAAACACAAGCTACAAATGAAGCTTTTCCAGATGTAGAAAATTTGCTAAGCGTTAAATATTCAATTTTGGTCCCAATGCTTTTGCAAGCAGTGCAAGAACTTAACAAAAAAGTAACAGATTTAGAAGCTAAAGTTGGCGCTTAATGAACAAAGTATTAAACGATCTTCTTACTGGTAAAGATGGTAAGACGCATGACATTGGGCGTTGGTCATTGCTTGTCTCGATATTTGGTTTTTTTGGGGCAGTAATTTATAACGCTCTTCACGCAGGGGCGGTTGACTTAGAAAGAATGTATATGGGCGTAGCCGCTATTGTTGGAGCACATGGTATGGCTATTTGGGCTAAACAAAATACAGAACCTGAAGATAACTCAGGACCGGGGGCTTAATGTTTCCTTTACCTATTACCACCTATGTCAAAATTGGAATTCTTGTTGTGGCTGTACTCGGGGCTTTTGCTTATGGCTGGCATACTCGGGATGTCGATTTCTCTAATTACAAAACTGAAGTTAAAGTCGCAGCAGAAAAACAACAAGCGGAAGTCGAATCAATCAAGAAGCAACACGAACTAGCAACTAAAGGAATACAAGATGAATATGATGCGAAACTTAGTCTTTTGCGCCAGTATTATGCTAACGGGGTGCGCAACACAGGTGCCAGTACAGTGCCCGGCATTTCCTCAACCTCCAAGCTCTCTGACGCAATCGCCGCCTACAACGTTCTTGCTGGACAATGCGCTCAAACAACCCTCCAAGTAGTTGAGTGGCAAAAGTGGTACAACGAGGTTAAAAAGGCTAGCGTTGAATGACGGCAGATCAGCTTAATAAGCTAGGGGTAAACCCTAATACTTGGTATCAGCCATTAACAGATATGTTTAAGCGATACAGCATTAACACAACAAATCGGCAGGCGCAATTTTTAGGACAGGCAATGCATGAGTCGGAAGATTTTAAAGTGCTTGAAGAAGATCTCGATTATTCGCTTATGGGACTTATGCGTATTTGGCCCAGTCGATTCCCTACTGCAGAAGTGGCAGAGCAATACGCAAGACAGCCAGAAAAGATAGCTAATAAAGTTTACGCTGGGAAACTAGGAAATACGGAAGAAGGTGATGGCTGGAAGTATCGTGGTAGGGGCATATTCCAACTTACAGGAAAAGAGAACTATGAGCGTTTTGGCAAGGCTATAGGCATTCCTGTTGTTGATAATCCTGATATGTTATTAAATCCTCACTATGCTGCCCTATCTGCAGGCTGGTTTTGGAATCGGGCTGGCTTAAACGACTTGGCAGATGCTCAAGATATTGAGACAATAACCAAAAGAATTAATGGGGGCTTTAACGGTCTAGAGGCACGTAAAGCTAAAGTTGCACACGCCAAATTGATATTAGGGTAAACCCTTATATGAGTCCTTTACGTTTAGCCCATGCCAACTTCATTGATGCAGATATTTTTGCTTGGACTTCTGGTGACCGCAAAGCCGCAACTCGTTTGGCTTTAATTTCTGGATCAGAGTTAAGGGTTTTATTAAAAGCATGTATTGGATGGTTAGGATCTAAAAGTGCTTGTTTACGAGCCTCTTTGCTTTCATTGGAGTGTATTTGTTTCCCCTTTTTATTAGCAATCATAGTTGCTTTATATTCTGGATCTGCCCATTTAGCTTTAATTTTTGCACGAACTTCAGGACGTTTAGCTGGATTATTTTCTCCAGTAAATTTAGCCTTTACATCTGGATCGTTCATACGTGCATTTAGTTTAGCCCGAACTTCAGATCTAGACATGGGATTGTTTTCTTTCATCCGTTTGCTGGTAGCCAATTTCCCAGCATCAGTCATTCCTGGAGATCCATCGCCTCCCGGCTTTAAATTAGTTAAAGTGCCTGTTTCAAGCTGTATTCTTCCGTGCTTTTCTATTAAACTACGCTCTAATATTTTGGCCTCTTCTATGGTGTCTACTGTATGAAGCTCAGTTACTACATTTTTTGGTCCAATTTTTTTAAGTGTTTGTTTACAAAGCCAACCACGCCCACCAGCATTAAGCGGGTTAGCTCTGCCAGCAGATTTTGTCATGCCAACATAAAAAGGGATGTCGTTGTGTTTCCAAACGTATACAAACATAATAGTCTCCTTGTTAATGACTTAACAGGAATATAACATATATGTTACAAAAGATACAGTTCCGTCCAGGTATCAATAGAGAAGGCACCAACTATTCAAACGAAGGTGGCTGGTACGATTGCGATAAGATTCGTTTTCGCTCTGGCTATCCCGAAAAGATTGGCGGATGGAATCAAGCTACCCCTGGATATAATTATCAGGGCGTATGCCGTGCAATGGTTAACTGGATTGACCTCAATAACAATAACCTGATTGGTGTTGGAACTCACCTTAAGTATTACATTAATCGTGGTCTATATTATGATATTACCCCGTTAATTCATACTTCTACAGGTCTATCTGACCCGTTTACCACAACCACTGGATCTCAGTTGGTTACAGTTTATGACCCAGGATTTTCTGGCACAACAGGGCAATATGTAAGCTTTACTGGAGCTACAGGGTTTAATGGCATTTCTGCAGCTAGCCTAAATACAGAGTTTACTATTACTAATGTTATTGACTCTACGCACTATCAAATTACTCTTCCAGCAGGTGTTACTCCAACAGGTAATGGATCAGGTGGTGGCACAGTAAATGCCTACTATCAGATTGCTGTTGGTTTGCCAGCCTATACTACTGGTAATGGATTTGGCGCTGGCCCATGGAACGGAACCAATGTTTCCTCTACTGTTTATACCACGCTAACTTATACATCTGGATTGCAGACTCACGGAGACTTGTTAAACAGTACTTCCACAACAATTAATGTAACTAGCACAATTGGATTTCCAACTTCTGGAACAATTATTATTGATGCTGAACTTATTACCTATAGCGGTACGACTTCAACAAGTTTTACAGGATGCGTTCGTGGTGCCCCCTATCAAGATCCCAACGCAACATATAAAACAAGCACCACAGCCACCGCTGTTGGTACTGGAGATACCTCGATCCAATTAGCAAACACTTCTGGATTTATTGTGCCGCTATCTGGTGGTTATGCTACCATTAAAATTGATAGCGAATTTATTACCTATACAGGCATTACAAGCTCATCAAATACTTTAACTGGCTGTACCCGTGGCGCATATGGCACAACAGCAGCAACCCATTTATCAGGCGCAACAGTTAATCAATACAATGAATCTTATGCGGTTTATCATGGCACTAGACCAACGAATGGCACTCCAGTAGCCCCCACCGTTTATTCTGTTACTGGATACTTAGGAAGCACAGGATGGGGTCAAGCCACTAACGGCGCAGGAAATACAGTTGGCGAGCAAATGCGGGTGTGGACTAATGATAACTATGGTCAAAACTTGCTTATTGCCCCTCGTGGTGGTCCTATTTATTATTGGATAAATGACACTTCTAACTTCCCAAGGGCTGTTCAATTGTCCGTTTCATCCCCAGCTCCATATACTACAGACGTTCCTATTGTAGGAACTAATCAGGTATTGGTCTCAGACGTATCTCGTTTTGTAATTGCTATGGGATGCAACTCTTATGGATCAACTACATTTGATCCTATGCTGGTTCGTTGGTCAGATCAAGAAAACCCACTAGTATGGACTCCACAAATTACAAACCAAGCTGGTGAATTAAGGCTTACAAACGGCTCATACATTATGCAAGCCAAGCGTAACCGTCAAGAGATTCTTATCTGGACAGATTCCGCTCTATATTCTATGCAGTATGTTGGCCCTCCCTATGTTTGGGGATTCAACCTTATGATGGATAATATCTCAATCACAGGTCCAAACTCTGCGATTGTGGTAAATAACGTTGCTTACTGGATGGGTAACGATAAGTTCTACAGCTATTCTGGCGTAGTACAAACCCTTCCTTGTGCAGTGCGTCAATATATTTTTGATGATCTTAATTATGACCAGCGTTTCCAAGTAGTTGCTGGATCTAATGAGCGCTATAACGAAGTTTGGTGGTTCTATGTGTCTAACGCCGCAGTTGCTGCAGCCGCACAAACAAACACTGTACCTCTAGTAGATAAGTATG